CCTATATCATCCGTCAAAATGGAAGTTACAGGGACGTGAACGGGAATTCGATAGGCGGGTCGATGCCCGCGCAAACGCCCGAGGCGCACATCCCGGCTGATCAGTTCATCTTCACGGGACCATGATTTCTGTGGCAGTCCGCCATGGCGCTTGATTCGTCGGAGGTCAAGTTGGCAATAGATATGAAAGCTTGGAAACAGCAAGTTATCGGTGAGGTAATGGGTATTGCTGACGAAGCGCATCAAAGAACCTCATGGTTTGGAGTAGGGCCGTGGATCAATAGCCCAGACGAGCAGTTCTGTAGGTTCTTCGACGATGCAGACGTTCCTGAGTTCTTGTCGCGAGCCAATAATAGATTGAGTGACGAACAGGCGCTGCATCTCACCAAATTGAACGTCATGATGAGAAAATTGTCTGATAATACTCTCGACATTATCAAGCCGGAAGACCTGATCGACGATCCGCGATGGCAGGAGATACGCAAACAGGCATCAATCACTCTCGACGCCATGTCGGAGAATGATTGAGCAGGCCACACAATGCGGTCCTAGAATTCCCGGATCCATAGCTTCGGTCGACCGCGATCCCTTGAGCCCTTGGTACGGGGAAGCGGTCGCTTACGAGGTCGTGGCGCCCGAGCGCGGCGCCCTGCAGCTCTATCCGTCGCGCGTCGTGTGCTTTCTCGGCAACGCTTGGCCCGACCCGAGCGTCGCGGCGACCGTGTGGTCGGACAGCGTGCTCTTGGCGCTCTACGACGCGGTCCACGCGGTGGCGCTGACCACGGCGGGTGCCACGAGCCTGATGCACGAGGCCAAGGTCGACGTCGTCACGGTGCCGAACCTGTCCGAGCACCTCAGCTCGGCCGACACGACCGCGCAACTGTCGGCGCGCTTCGCCTATGCGGCCGCCATGAAATCGATCAACAACCTCCTGCTGCTCGGCGATGGCGAGACCTGGGCCCGGCAGCGGATCGACTTCGCCGGCCTGCCCGAGATGGTCAGGACCTTCCTGCAGGTCGCCGCGGGCGCCGCCGACATCCCGGTGACGCGATTGCTCGGCCAGTCGCCGGCGGGGCTCAGTGCCACGGGCGACAGCGATACGCGCAACTACTACGACATGATCTCGGCCCGCCAGGAGATCGATCTCAGGCCGCAACTGGAGCGTCTCGACCGGCTGATCCTGCGCTCCGAAGGCATCGACCCCGGCGCGCTCACCTTCGCGTTCCGTCCGCTCTGGCAGATGGATGCCGCAACGGCCGCCACTGTGGCGCTGACGAAGGCGCAGGCCACGCAGGTCTATGCGGGCATGGGGCTGTGGCCGGCCGCCACCACGGCACGGCTCGTCGCGGCGCAACTGATCGAGGACGGGACCTATCCGGGCGCGGAACCGGTCTTCGCCGAGGCGGAGGCGGGAGGGACGGGGGCCTACCCCGCGGGCGCGTCCCCCGCCCTCGACTTCGACCCCGGCCAGCCGCGGAGCCCGGACGGGAAGTGGACGGCAGGGGGCGGTGGCGCAACCTCTTCTCCGGAAAGCAGCCCGGCTGCGGTCGCCGGTAAATCCCGATCTCAAGCCTCTGCCTCGCAGCATTCGCCAAGTCCCACCGAATTGAACAGGCCGGGTCAAGCGAGCGGTTTCATGGGTCTCATCAGCACGCTGAACCCAATCGGGACGGCGTGGGCCCAGGAGGACGATCCCAAGCCGGAACTCGCCGATCCGCTAGCGGAGCTGAGGAGGGAACGCTACGTCAATGCGAGAATGGCCCTCCGGGCCATAGACCCGTCCAACCGGGCACTTGAGACCCTGTCGGCACCGGATTATGTCTCGTCCGAGGCCGACATCGCGAGGCTCGAAGGTGCGGCGCGGGAGGCGGCCATCGCGCGGACCTGCGACTTCCTCAGACCTAACGGGCAGCCGATCGGCCAACGTGGCACGTCGTCGAGTATACGTGTGCTCTCCGGCGGGCGGGCTGCCGCGCAACGGGATTATGATTACCTGAGTGTGGGCGGCACCGCCGTTCCCTTTGATAATGGATTGATGGTTCGCCTGCCCGGTAGTGCCGGTACGGTCACGCTACGGCCAGTTACATCTACGCCCGGCTCGCCTGCCATAGACGTTACCATTCCGGGTATTATCTTTCGGAAGCTACATTACTGAGGTTGGCGATGTCTGATATAGAAAGAATAGCATCGGAGCTCCACGCCGAGGCCAGCATCGATTTTTTCCATGTCTGCATGGTCGCTGAAATCCTGCGAGAGGAGCTAGATCTGCAAAGCCAGGAGGAGATCCGCCGCTGCACGCTGGATGTCATCGGGCGCCTGATGGCGTTGGGCGTGTTTCCCGGCGACTACGATCATGCGACGACGATGCTGTTCTGGCCGGGAACGACGGCTGAACTTCTACAGCGCATCGAATCCGAATGGATCGCGATGGGGACGACGCCGACCCTGGAGCATCCCATCTGCTGGTTCGGCCTGAAGCGATCGGAGCCGGTCTGACGTCGTAAACCCCTTCGCAGTCGCCGGCGGGTCTGTCGGCCACGGGCGACAGCGACGCCCGCAACTATTACGACATGGTGGCGGCGCGTCAGGAGGTGGACCTGCGGCCGCAGCTGGAGCGGCTCGACCGTCTGATCCTGCGCTCGAAGGGGATCGACCCGGCGGCGCTCACCTTCGCGTTCCGTCCGCTCTGGCAGATGGATGCCGCCACGAAGGCCACGCTGGCGCTGTCCAAGGCGAAGGCCACGCAGGTCTATGCGGAGCTCGGGCTGTGGCCGGCCAAGACCACGGCGCGGCTTGTCGCAGCGCAGCTGATCGAGGACGGGACCTATCCGGGCGCGGAAGCGGTCTTCGCCGAGGCGGGGCTGACCATCCAACCGGAACCACCATCGCTGATGGCGGCCGACGTTTCCGACACGAAGACTGTACCGATCATACGTCCTCCGAACCTCCGGTCACGGCCGACGCGAATAGTACTGCCTTTCGAGAGCGCGTACCGCAACTCCCAGCCCCGGATCCGCCCATGGCCACGCTCGTCCTTCGTTCGGCCGGCGCGGCGATCGGCACCGCCCTCGGTGGCCCGCTCGGCGGACTGATCGGCGGGGCCCTCGGCGCCGTCGGCGGCGGTGTGGTCGACGGGCTCTTGGCCAACGCGCTGGCACCCCGCAAGCACAAGGCGCCCGGGCTCGACGAGGTGGCTATCACCCATGCCAGCGAGGGCACGCCGGTCAGGAAGCTCTGGGGCCGCATGCGGGTCGGCGGCAACGTCATCTGGTGCACGCAGTTCCAGGCCGTCGTCACCAAGCAGAAGACCGCCAGCGGCTCCGGCAAGGGCTTCGGCAGTTCCACCACCAAGGTGACGAGCTTCGAGCTCTCCTTCGCGGTGGCGTTCTGCGAGGGCGGCGACGACGTCACGCTCGGCCGCGTCTGGGCCGACGGCAACGAACTCGACCTCAGCCAGTACGGCTACCACTTCTACAACGGCTCCGAGAGCCAGGCGCCCGACGGCTGGATCGAGAGCATCGAGGGCACCGGCGCCGTGCCGGCCTATCGCGGCCTCTGTTACATCGTGTTCCACCTGATGGCGCTCGACGCCTTCGGCAACCGCATGCCGCAGATCACGGCCGAGATCATCCGGCGGCCGCCGATCCCCGACCCGGACGACGTCACCCATACGCTGCGCTCGGTGTGCATGTTGCCCGGCGCCGGCGAATTCGTGCTCGGCACCCAGGTCTATCAATCGAGCGACGGCTTCGGGTCGTGGTTCCCGGAGAATGTCCACACATCGAACGGTGCGACGGATTTCAACGCTTCCCTGGCCGAGCTCAACGCGACGCTGCCCAACCGCTCGGCCGTGTCCCTGGTGGTGGCCTGGTTCGGCACGGATCTGCGGGCCGGCAATTGCCTGATCGTGCCCAAGGTCGAGAGCGCCACCAAACAGGTCAAACCGGTCGATTGGGCCGTGGCGGGCCAGACCCGGGCGACCGCCGCGCTGGTCAGCCAGATCGACCCCGCGACCCTCGACCCGACCGGGCTCGGCACTTCGGCGCCGACCTCCGCGGCGTCAGCCGCCGGGACGGTGCCGGCCTTCGGCGGCACGCCCTCCGACGACACCGTGATCCAGGCCATCCAGGCGATGAATGCCGACGGGCTCCGGGTGCAGTTCTACCCCTTCGTCATGATGGACGTGCCGCCCGGCAACGGCCTGCCGGACCCCTATGGGTCCGCCCAGCAGTCGCCGTTCCCGTGGCGCGGCCGCATCACCTGCTACCCCGGCCCGGGCCAGCCCGGCACCGCCGACAAGACCGCGGCCGCCGCCACCCAGGTCAATGCCTTCTTCGCGCAATATGGCCCGATGGTGCTGCATTACGCGCAGCTCTGCGTCCAGGCCGGCGGCGTCGACGGCTTCGTGATCGGCTCGGAACTGGTGGGCATGACCCAGCTGCGCTCCGGCCCGGGCGACGCGACCTATCCGGCCGTGCAAGCCCTCAAAAGCCTCGCCGCCCAGGTCAAAGCGGTCGTCGGGGCGGGCTGCAAGGTCGGCTACGCGGCCGACTGGACCGAATACCATTCGCACCGGCCGGCCGACGGCACGGGCGACGTTATCTTCAACATGGACCCGCTGTGGTCCGACCCCAACGTCGACTTCATCGGCATCGACAATTACCTGCCTGTCGCGGACTGGCGCGATGGGGCGCCCAACCGCGATTCAGACCCGATCGCCGGCCCCTTCACGATCTACGACAAGGCCTACCTGCAGCGGAACATCGAGGGCGGCGAGGATTATGCCTGGTACTATGCGACCTCGGCCGACCGGGTGGCGCAGACCCGCACGCCGATCGTCGACACGGCGCAGGGCAAGCCCTGGATGTTCCGGCAGAAGGACATCCGGGCCTGGTGGCTGAACCCGCATTACAGCCGGCCCGGCGGCGTCGAGAACGCCGGCGCCACCGCCTATGCGCCCCAGGCGAAACCCATCCGCTTCACGGAGTTCGGCTGCCCGGCTGTCGACAAGGGGCCGAACCAGCCCAACGTGTTCTACGACCCGAAGTCGTCGGAATCGTCGCTGCCCTACTTTTCCCTGGGCTCGAAGGACGATCCGGTGCAGCGGGCCTATCTCAAGGCGACGCTCAGCTACTGGCGCGACCACGCCCCCACCTCGGCCGTCTACGGCGGCCCCATGGTGTCGACCGCCGACATGTACGCCTGGGCCTGGGACGCGCGGCCGTTCCCGGACTTCCCGGCCCGCACGGCCGTGTGGCACGACACGCCCAATTACGAGCTCGGCCACTGGCTCACGGGGCGGCTCTCGGAAGTGCCGCTGCGCTGGATCATCGCGGAGCTCTGCGCCGCCGCGGCCGTCAGCGCCTATGACACGTCGGCGCTGCTCAGTCCCTCGACCCTGGTGCTGGGCTACGCCACCGATGCCTTAATGTCGCCGCGCGACATTCTCGCGGGGCTGATGGACGCCCATCAGTTCGACGCCGCCGAGTCGGGCGGCAGCCTCGTGTTCTTCGCCAAGGGCAATGTGCGGGTCACGCCGCTCCTGGTCGACGGGCTCGCGGTCGAGGGCGAGGCCGACCCGGGCTACAGTTTCACCCGCCAGGCCGACACGGACCTGCCGGGCGCGCTCAGGCTCTCCTTCGCGGACCCGTACCGGGGCTATGCGTCCGCGGCCGTCGAGGGCCGCAAGGCCATCGGCAACAGCCAGAACGTCGCCACCCTGTCGACCGCGGCCGTGCTCGACCCGGCCTATGCGGCCGACACGGCTTTGTCGCTGCTCCAGCAGGTGTGGGCGGGGCGCGAGACCGGCACCGTCAAGCTGCCGCCCTCGCGCCTGGCTCTCGACGCCGGCGACGCCGTGACGGTGACGTTCGACGGGCTGACGCTGCCGTTCCGCTTGAGAGCGTCCACACTACCACGTTCCGCACGGCCGAACTCGTGGGCTTCGACCCGTCGCTGCTGCGCGTGGCCTCGCCGCCGCAGCCGCGGAGCGGTACGCCGAAGCTCGGCAGCTACGGGCCGCCCATCATCGAGTTCCTGCCGCTACCTCCCGTGACGGGCGCCGAGCCGCAGCTCTGGGCGCCGCGCATCGCCGCCTATGCGTCGCCCTGGGCCGGGGTCGACGTCTATCGGGCCAATGGCGGCGGCGGCTACGACTACGTCACCACGGCGGCTGTCCCATCTGCGATGGGACAGTTGACGGGCCCGCTCTATGCCGGGCCGGTCGACCGCTGGGACTTCGGCAACGTGGTGTCGCTGCGGCTCTACGGCGGCGCGCAGCTGCTGTCGCTCTCGGAAGCCCAGGTGCTGGCCGGCGCCGGCGCCATCGCGGTGAAGAATGCCGCCACCGGGGCCTGGGAGGTACTGCAGTACCAGAACGCCCAGCTGGTCGGCGTCGGGGCCTACAACCTCACCAAGCTCTTGCGCGGCCAGCTCGGCACCGAGGGCGCCATGCAGAACCCGGCGCCGAAGGGCGCCCGCGTGGTGGTGCTCGACGCCAACACGCTCGTGCCGCTCGACATGACCTTGGACGGGCGCGGCCTCGTGCAGAGCCTGCGCTACGGCCCGAGCCTGTTGCCGCCGAGCGACCCCACCTACAGCGAGGCGGACCTCGCCTTCCCGGCTACCGGCCTGCGGCCCTTCTCGGTCAGTCAGATCGGCGGCCGGCGCGCGCTGCCCGCGGCCGACATCGCCTTCACCTGGGCGCGGCGCACGCGATTTAACGGCGACGGCTGGGACCCCGACAGCGTGCCGCTCAACGAACAGGCGGAACTCTACGACCTCGAGGTGACGGACGGGCAGGCGGTCGTGCTGCGCACCGTGCCCGGTCTGTCGTCGCCGAACTGGACCTATAGTGCGGCTCAGCAGACCGCCGATTTCGGGGCACCACAGCCCGCCTACACGATCAACCTCTACCAGCTCTCGGCCGTCTTCGGCCGCGGCCAGGTGGCGACCGCAAAGGTGTACCTGTGAGCGCTTCGCCCAACCTGAAACTGCCGTACCTCGACCAGAACCAGAACCAGAAGACCGTCACGCATAATGCGGCGCTGCGCATGCTGGACGCGCTGGTGCAGCTGCAGGTCCAATCGAGCGCGCTCGCGGCCCCGCCGGCGTCGCCCGGCGACGGGCAGTGCTGGATCGTGGCCAGCGGCGGCTCCGGCGCCTGGCAGGGCAAGGATCTCAACGTCGCGGCCTGGCAGGACGGCGCCTGGATGTTCTATGCGCCGACCATCGGCATGCTGGCCTATAACGACGCGACCGCGAGCCCGATCCTGTGGACGGGCTCGGCCTGGGCGCCTTTCGGGGGCGGCAGCGGCGGCGCCGTCACCAGCGTGGCGGGCCGCACCGGGGCCTTGACGCTCGGCGTGGCCGACGTCGGCGGCGCGGCGCCGCTGGCCTCGCCGGCGCTCTCCGGCACGCCGACCGCTCCCACCCCGACGGCGGGCGACAACACCACGAAGCTCGCCACCACGGCCTTCGTGGCCGCCGCGGCCGCCGGAGGCGGCGCCGTCACCAGCGTGGCGGGCCGTACCGGGGCCGTGACGCTGGCGGTGGCCGACGTCGGCGGCGCGGCGCCGCTGGCCTCGCCGGCGCTCTCCGGCACGCCGACCGCGCCGACGCCAACGGCGGGCGACAGCACGACGAAGCTCGCCACCACGGGTTTCGTGGCCGCGAGCTTCCTGACGGCGGCCGCGGCCGGCTCCACCTATGCGCCGCTGGCCAGCCCGGTGCTGACCGGCACGCCGCAGGCCCCGACGCCGGCCGCCGGCGACTCTTCGGGCAAGATCGCCACGACCGGCTTCGTCACGGCCAATTTCGTCACCTATGCCTATGCGGGCGCCAATTACGCGACATCCGCCAACGCGAGCCTGACCGGGACCCCGACCGCGCCCACGCAGCCGCAGAACAACAACTCGACCCGCATCGCCACCACGGCCTATGCGGACCGTGCCGCCGCGGCCATCATCGGCCGCACCCAGGTCAGCGACGCCGCCTATGCGGTGCTGGCGACCGACCGCACGATCGCGGTCACGGCACTCACCGCTGCCCGCACCCTGACCCTGCCGGCGGCTAGCGCCTATCCGGCCGGCGCCACGCTGACGGTGGTCGACGAGAGCGGCGCCTGTTCGGCCACCAGCACGGTCACGATCGCGGCCGCCGGAACCGACACCGTCAACGGCGCCGCGAGCGCGGTTCTGTCGGCCCCCAATTCGTACCTCGCGCTCGAATCCAACACCGCCAACAAGTGGACGGTCATCGACCAGCCGAGCGGCGTCGTGTCGGGTCTCAACGGCGGCCCGCTGGCAGGCTTTCGCAACCGCGTCATCGACGGCAATTTCGCTATCAATCAGCGCGGGCAGGTGAGCGGTACCGCATTGGCGGCGGCGGCCTACGGGCACGACCGCTGGAAGGCCGGCGCCAGTGGGTGCACCTATACGTTCGCGGCCGCCACGCCCGACACGCTCCTCACGGTCACGGCCGGCACGCTGACCCAGGTGATCGAGGCCGCCAACGTCGAGGGCGGCACCTACACGCTGTCCTGGACCGGCACCGCCACGGCGCGGGTCTATCAGGGGACCGCGGCGGGATCCTATGTGGCGAGCCCGCTCGTGGTGACCGGCCTGAGCGCCGGGGCCAACACCACGATCGAGTTCTCGTTGGGCACGCTCGGCAAGGTGCAGTTCGAGCCCGGGCCGGTTGCGACGCCGTTCGAGCGGCGATCGATCAGCATAGAGTTGATGCTGTGCCAGAGGTATTATGTTGCGCTTCTGTCTCCGAACGTCTACCTTTATTTTTATTCTTATAACATCGCAACAGCAACCCCGGTACTTGCCTATCTTCTTCCAGTCCAGATGCGTGCGGCGCCGACACTCACGATCGTTGGGGCCTGGGTCACGTCGAACTCATCGCAGCCGACCACGGGGGGCGTTGGATCAGCATCTTTCGCCTTGACTGTTACTGTTCCCGCGACGGGTGCGTTTGTCTGCCAGAACACCAACGCCGGTACTGGATTGACGCTATCTGCCGAGCTTTGATTGTGTCCTTCTCCTGTGTGGAGGCTGTAGAGAATGGCGTACACGCTCACACATGATGCAGACACCATCCGTCGCGACAGCGATGGGGCCTGCATTCCGAGCGATGCAGACAACATCGACCGGCAGGCCTATCAGGCATGGCTCGCCGCCGGCCACGCGCCGACGCCCGCGCCGGCACCTCCTGCCATCATCCCGAGCACCACGGGGGCGCGGCTGCGCGGCGCCCTCACAGATGCCCAGATGGCCGCCGTCGATAAGTACCTCGCGGCCGCCACGTCGGCGACGCGTGACTATTGGGTGTCGGGCTATCGCGGCGCGATCCCGAAGGACAGCCCCAAGCTTGCCCGCATCGCCGCGGGAGCCGGTCTCGACCTCGAGGCGTGGTTCGCCCGGGTGAAGTAGCGGCGCTGATGACGACGGCGCCCTAGCGCTCGGTATCCAACCCCAATCCTTCCGCTTCCCACCCTTTCGCCCTCACGCGCGCCGGCCGCGCGGGGGACCGAATCCTTGCGCCGGCACGATCGAGGATCACCACCATGAGCCCCACCGATATCCTGAAGGAGGTCGAGGCCGACCTCGCGGCGCTGGCCGGCCTGCCGGCCGAGATCCGCGCCAAGGTCAAGGCCGGCGCCGCCGAACTGACCCGCATCCGCGACGCCATGGACGCCACCATCGCGGCCCTGACGGGCAGCGCGCAATCGGCCCTCGCGTCGCTCGAGGCC